TTAGGCTTACCTTCGCCCGGCTCTCTAGCACAGTCACCTTTTATGTTTCCCTTGGTATCCATGCGGACCCAGCGGTCTTTGAACCATTGTCTGAGATCTTCATCCAGGACAAAATCTTTGAAAGGTACCATTACCATGCTCTGCAGCTCCAATATCTGGCTTTTGTGCGAGGACCGGGATTCGTATCACAATGATGTCTGGCTCTGAATGACTTACGACGAGCAGGAATGTTCTTCTTGATCGTCATGTTAGGGTCACCGAAATTGACCTTGACGACATTCCCACCCTCATTCTTAACATATACAGAACGCTTCTTGGGACCGCCAGGTGTCAAGAAAGGTTTACCCAGCTTCACTTTACGTCCTTGATATTCTGCTTCTTCTTCTAGCTCATTCCAGTCTTCATAGAGCTCATTTCCAGAAGGTATGAAGTTCTCTTCAGTGAATCCCAATTCTTCTTCTGTGAGTTCATCAATATCACAACCCGATACTTGTTCGTTTGTTTTATTCTTTGCAGCTGCTTCTCTGTCAAGGATCGCTTGATATGCAGCAGAATTCTTTTCCATCTCTTGGCGATATTTGTCGCTAGAATTGGGTTGTATACCCTTTGTTTTCATCGCCTTTTCGATCTTGCTCGCAGGAGATACATATCCTTTGCCATATTTTTCTTTGAGCTCAGTTTCTTCTTTTATTGTTTTAATATTTTCTCTAGTAAATTGAGTTGATGTGCCACCATGATCTACTGTATAGTATGATGGTCTAACTCCAGGTAAACCACGACGAAATTCAACAACAGTACCTTCTTCACCATGGTGTTTTTTGCCAGGATCATGTATTCTAACTTTACTGTTTAATTTAATTGCCTCATCGATCACATTCTTTACGATTGATTGATGGCGATAGTATGCGCTGTCTGTCTTACGGTCTGCATTAGCATCGTTTCTTCTGACAATATCCATCTCTTTTCTAGCAGGATTGCCTGAACGAGATGCTGCCTCTTTGTCATTCTTGGGATTTTTAAACTGTAGAGCAAATTTACTGTTAACCACTTCACCCGGAGTGTTTTTCTTATAGATATTGGTCAGCGATGTTGTTCCGTCATCTCTGAGATGTGTATCCAATTCAGATAACACTCTATCATAGATATCATTCAGTTGACTCAATACATTCTCATTCTGCATGGGATTGATATCGATCTGATCTGGTTTGCCCGAAGGATTTTCTGTAGTCTTACCAACCATGGTAGATCCTTTAGATATCGGATCTTTGACTTCACCTGTCACTAATTTCTTAGAACTGGTGGTCTTGTTATCTTTTATATCTTTAGCATTATCTGCAGGAGCTTGTGGTGTCTGTTGATTGGCTGCCATGTTATCTCTCGGGTTCGATTTTTATATATTTATAATTAGAAATCTGTGTTTTCGATATCAGTATCTTCTTTGATGCTCTGGCTCTGGATGTGTCCCATGATCTCTTTCACATGAGGATGTAGTGATTTAGGCAATGCTTTCTTGACACCTTGTGTATCACCTGCATGTGCCATGGCTCTGACTTTGGTTCCTGATACACCTTCTGTACCTTCGGCATCAGGGTCACGAGAACCTGCTGAATGTACATTGATATGCTTGAAGTTAAACAGAGCGCCTTCGTGTGTGCCATTATACTTATGAAGCAATTTATGATACTCGTCTACACGATCAGAACCAGCGACCATATGGAGATGGGTGACTCCTTGCTTATGGAGCTTTGCTGCTTGTTGCAGTACGCTAGGAGCTTCGCTGTCAGAATGAGATACAGTAGATGTATTTGCAACAACTTTTTTCAAGTATCCTACTTTAGCCTTAGTAGGTACAGGATTCTTAGCCGAACCTTCTGAGTGAGAAGCGATAATGTTTGCCCCCACATCATGTTTAGCAGCGACTTTTTCTGTGGCATGGATCAGTTTCTCATGTCCGACAGTCGGTGGATTGAATCTTCCGAACGCAAAGACGCCGTGTTTGATCTCTTCTTCTGATATGAATTCAATAAAAGTCTTCATGGTGTTTTTAACCAGGTCTTGGGCTTGTTAAAATTAGCCTTTGCAAATTCGCCTCTATTGACCATCTTTGTGATCTGACCTTGATGCTGGACAACATAACCTTCTGGATCTGTTTTTTTACCTTCAATCGATTGCTGCATGGGATTGCTTGTCTCTTGTGCTTTATGTAGGCCTTTTGTAAGGATGTCTTTTGCAGCCTGAACATGATGGTGGATCTGAAGAGCTTTCGCAAAATGGTTTCCGTGTGTATCATGATGCGCAAGAGCTGCATTCATGTGTGCTGTCTTGGTTGCCTTGGACTTATCAGTCTTGACTTTATCAACTTCATTTCCCATACGAGATGCAATATGAGCTCTTAGACCTTCTATAGAAGGTTTTTCACCAGTACGTACTGTCTTGTTTATATAGGTAGACAGATGCTCATCATGTTTACCAATAATATCATGATGGCCTTCAGGAAGCTTGCTATGTATATCTTGAGCTTTTTCAATATGATGTTCAACAGCTTTATTCTCTTGTGGTGTAAGGTGACTCATAGTTTTGCCTCTGGTGAAATAAGGTGAACATCAGGGTGTTTCTTAAATACTGAATGATCTGTTAATGGATGAGCATGAAGAGTTTCTGAATGATCTGGATCACCTTCGATCTTGGTATGTACAGCAACACCTATCTTGGATGCAACAGCCTTCTTGCCTTCTGGTGTATCCTTGCTGATATGATACTTGATAGTATTGGGAGTGAAATGAACTTCATCATCAGCGTGATTGATATCGTGCGTATCGTGCATATAGTCACCTTGGTATATGCCCTTCTTGGGTGCTACCTTGGGAAGATGTTCAAGAGCATGATGCATCTTTTTTGCCAGGCCTTCTGAATGACCAAAATGTTTGTCTACTTCTTCGTGTGAGGTTGCTAACTTGGGTGTCTTACCAAATGCTGCATGCTTAGTTGCAACAAAAAATTTACCAGTCTTGGGATGATGGCCAAACACTATAGCAGGAGCTCCATCAAGCTTCGTTGAGATATGGGTGTCTCCAGCATTACCAGTCTTTAAACCGTGATGAATGGCCTTTAAAGATGATATAGCATGATCAAATCCTGCTTTGCTCTTGATAGCATTATCTTCAGGATGTTCTTGATGTTTTGCTGAAGCTACGCCTGTGGCTTCTGAGATAAATTCTACAAATGTTTTCATTATTGAAGTCTTTCGCCGGTCTTAACGTGAAGAGTTTTGCTGGCACCTACTGGATTAATAGTGACACGCGTATTCTTTACTCCGAGCTGATGTCTATCACCGGCTCGTGCTTGAATCTGAAGATTCATTCCATGAGGGACGTCTTTATGTGTACCTGTATTAAAATGCACCGATGCAGTAGGAGTGAATGTGAAATGACCTTCAGGGTGTGGAGTTATGTTTACATGCCCCTGCATAAGAGCATGAACATTATTAATTCCGTGCTCTTGACTATATTTATTTCCAAAAATTGATTTATGAGCTAACTCATTATGAGATTTATTTTTTAAATTTAATTTCATACCAACTGTCTTACCGGACACTCCTTCTGAATGGTGTGTCTGCAGATGTTTTGCAAATTCTTTCACAGCCGGATGTTCTGTATGCGATGAAATCCCACCGAATTGTTGGTAGTCTCTCTGAGTCTGACCTGCTTTATGACTTATATAGTATGTGTGTTTTCCCGCTTTGTTCTTTACCACAAAATCAGCTTTAGGAGTTCCGGGTACTTTTTCGATCGAATGTGCTTGAATATCGCCATGATGTGTACGTATAGTAACTTCGTCCTTACCAGTATGTTCTTTTGCCTGATGTAACTGTTTCTTCAGGTAGTCTAGATGAATATCTTCTGCAGTAGCTGCTGTCCTTACGCCTGCTACATTCTGAGGCTTATGTAGAGAACTAATTCTTACAGTCTTATTACCTTTGAAAGAAGGGTGGCTGATTTGTGCATGATAGTGTGCACCGTCTGCAGAAATATTATGCACTGTTATTTCTGAACCTGCTTCTAATCCATGCTGTTTTGAGGCTAGTTTATACTTATTTTTAAGAAGATCTGGCGTAAAGTATGTAGAAGCGTGTCTATCTG